ACTGAAACCGCATATGTAGTCGTCTAGGAATCCTATGGCACAGCAGATTCAGAACATAACGATTACGGCCCCTGGGTTTGCGGGCATTAACACCCAAGATGCGCCTTTATCCCAAGACCCTAGCTTTTGTGCTGTTGCTGATAACTGCGTGATAGACAAGCAGGGTAGGATAGCAGCACGAAAGGGTGCATTGCTTCTTACAACCAGCGCAACACCTCTTGGGAGTTCTGCTGGAATTAAGGCTATTCATCAGTTTCGTGATGACTCAGGGGCAACCCTTGTCTTCTCTGTAGGTAACAACAAGATATTCACAGGAACCACAACTCTTACAGATGTCACTCCTGCTGCCTACACAATAACCTCAGATGACTGGAAGGTTGTTAACTTAAACGAGCATATCTACTTCTTCCAAAGAGGCTATGTTCCGTTAGTCTATTCTACCGCTACAAGCCCTCTTTCAGTGATTACTGCTCACCCCGGCTATACTGGTACTGCCCCTAACGCCAACGAAGCACTAGCTGCATTCGGAAGACTATGGGCTGCTGATACCACAACAGATAAGTCTACGATCAAGTGGTCTGACTTACTTGAGGGGGCTAAGTGGAATGGAGGAAGTTCTGGTTCTATTGACATCACTAAGGTCTGGCCTAATGGCTATGACGAGATTGTAGCCCTTGCTGCACACAACGGGTTCCTGGTTATCTTTGGTAAGGAGTCAATCGTAATCTATCAGGGCGCTAGTGACCCTTCTACGATGACCCTTCACGACACCATATCGAGCATTGGTTGCGTTAGTAGAGACGCAGTGGCATCTACGGGCAAGGACTTAGTGTTCTTAGATAAATCAGGGCTTAGAAGCCTCTCTAGAACTATTCAGGAGAAGTCTGCTCCTCTTGGGGATATATCAAAAAACGTAGATGAAGACATCAAGTTGGCTATCTCCAACGAAACTGGCAGGATGCAGCTTCATTACTCCCCCATTGAGGCATTCGTCATTGCCCTTTTTCCTTCTCAGGATTTAAGTTATGTCTTTGACACTAAGAGACAGCTAGAGGATGGGAGTTATCGAGTCACTACTTGGACATCAATGGGGGCATTATGCTTTACGAACCTGATAGACGATACCCTTTACATAGGGACTGCAAGCGGCATCTCTACCTACTCGGGTTATAATGATAACGGCTCTGCAACTTATGTTCTTAACTACTCAAGTCATCCACTGACCTTCGGGAACTCCTCTACTCTTAAGTTCCTCAAGAGGATTAACGTCACGACATTCAATGGGGCTGGCGCTCTAGTTACTCTAAGTTTTGCTTATGACTATGCCACTGCTTATAAGAAGAGGTCATACACGCTCCCCTCCACTAACGTGGCTCAGTATGGAATAGCGGAATATAATTTAACGGCAGAATATTCTAACTCTATTACGCTGATTAATCGTGAGAAGGTGAATGCTGCTGGGCAAGGAGCTGCGGTGTCGGTCGGATTAGAAACAACGGTAAATGGCAACTCAATTGCCATTCAAGAACTTAACATTCAGGCACTTGTCGGCAGAATAATCTAGCTGGAGATAAACATGGCAGTGACATTAGAAGACCTTCAGAAAATACTTCGTGGAGTGGGTTCATTTACTAACCAGTACGGGGATATTCTTGCTGGTATTGGCGGGGCAGCAGCCACAGAGAAGGGCATTTCTGATATTCGGGATACCCAGACTGGGCTAATGAAAGGGCTTACAGGAAGCTCTACCTTAGCAGGGGCTTTTCCTCAAGGGCTTATTAGCTCTGTAAAGGAGGGGATGCAGTTCAAGCCATTTACTGTTACCTCTGGGACTGGTGCTACTGCTGCTGCCGATACAGCCGGTGGACTTAACCTTAACCTAGCCCCTCAAGAGCAAGCTCTCCAGCAGCAACTGCTTGGGCTTACTGGTGAGTTGGCAGGAGGCATAGGTTACGGTCGTCAGCAGACCCTGATGGACTTGCTTAGAGGGAGTCCTCAAGATCAGCAGACTCGTGAAGCAGACATCTTTGCCAGGTTAAATGCTATGCAAGCCCCTGAACAGGAGCGAGCAAGACTTGGGTTAGAGCAGAGACTGTTTAATCAGGGAAGACTTGGTGTACAGACCTCGATGTTCGGTGGGACTCCTGAAGCCCTAGCCCTAGAGAAGGCAATTGCAGAACAACAAGCTGGTACAGCAGTGGACGCAATGAGTCAGGCTAGAGCAGAACAAGCTCAGTATTCTGGGCAGACACTAGCGGCTCTTGAGACCCAGCTTAGAGAACAAGGTTTAATGGCTCAGTCTATCCCTGAGTTCTTAAAAGCAGCATACACTCCGCAGGCTGGATTGCTTGGGGCATTGAGTCCTTCTGTTGACCTCTCACGAATTCAGTCAGCTCTTCAGGCAGGCGGGACAGAAGCTGTATCAAACCTTGGAATACAGGGTCTTACAACTCAGACTAACCTTGAGTCCTTTATTAACGCCCAGAGACAGCAGCAGCTTCAGGGATTGTTTGATCTCCTTGCCGCAGGTCAGCAGCAGAAGACTGCTAAAAACAACTTCAGCATTCCTTACACACTTGCAGAGCTGTTTGGCCCACGAAACTAACAGAGACTATAGGACACTAAAATGGCTATAAATATCACCTCTCTGTTCCAAGACATTCTTGAGTCTCCTGAACAGAAGCAACAAAGACAGATGGCGGAAGGGTTTGCAAGAAGCCAGAACGCAGTATCCCAGCTAACAGGTCTAGCTACAGCAGCAGCCCCTTTGGTGGGGACTATGGCTGAACTACAGGGTCGTCGAACTGAAGCCCTTCAGAAAGGAGTAGGTGGTCTCTTGGGTAGAGATGTTCGATCTACCTCTGAGAAGCTCCAGGATGCGCTCAGTCGATTCAATCCCCAAGACCCAAGAAGTGTATCTCAAACCACTCAAATGCTTCAGCAGATGGGTCTAGGAGCGCAAGGCGCACAGCTTGCTGCAATGGCTCTTGAGGAGCAACAGAAGTCGAAGCTCATTGATCTGGAAACAAAGGGCGCTCAACAGAACCTTGAAATTAATGCAGCCGCAGGCAGGAGAGCAGAGACCGCAGAGGGGAGAGCTGCCGCCATCGAGCAGGCTCGCATTGCAGATGCTACCGCACGAACTGAGGCAAGAGCCGGTCTTGTTTCGGCAGTAAATTCCAGCAATCTGTCGCCGCAAGAAAAGACCGCATACTCAGCCGCAGCCAACCTTGGGAGCTACGACGAAGACCCTTCAAAGCTCCTAGGCAGGCTATACCCAGAAGGGGAAAGCCCTTGGCTGAATGTTGGTGGCGGCTCTGTGTTCAATACAGAAACCGAAACATTCCTCTCGTCCCCAAAGACGGAAGACGAAAATCTATCTCAAGTGAACTTCACAACCCTCATCAAGGACTTTACGCCAGAGTCTGTCAGCAACTATTTCGGGGCAATGGAGGCGGCAACAACGGCTACAGCAAGAAACGAAGCCATCAAACTGCTGGAGAGAAATCCGTCAGAGACAAGGACTGCGGCTAGCGAAGTTGAAGTAGAAAATAAAGCCGCAATTGCAGGACTATTCCAAGGGCAAGAAGTAATCAATACCGCAGCATCAAAAGCCTTGGCCCTCATAGATGAGAACCTTGGGTTCAGAACATCTGGGGTAGGTGTTTCTGCACTTGAGAGCCTAGGCGGTCTTGGGCAAATATTTCTTCAGCCAAACAGGGACTTGGTCGCAGCTCTTGCAACTCTGAAGGCAAATGTGGCATTTGGGGAGCTTCAGGAAATGAAAGCATCATCTCCGATGGGCGCTAGCGGTCTGGGAGCCGTATCAAATATAGAACTCCAGTTGCTAGGGTCTACACTTGCAAGCCTTGAAACAACGCAGAATCCAGAGCAGCTTCGGCAGGCTATTGTGGACGTACAGACACACTACGCCAACTTCCTGAAGGCCGAGATGGGAGTTATGCCAGAAATTGACTTTGCGAATCCAGCATACAATGGGTCTTTTGCAGATATGGGTAACGGGACGTTTGCGGTAAAGACCGACCCGAATGACGACACCTCATGGAGGATAATGCGTATCGATCAAGGGCCAGCTCAGCCTAGACAGCAAGAAGAGCAGGTTGCACAGCCTAGACGGCAAGGTACATATAATCTTAATATCCCATCTGGCGGCGCAGGCGCATTCAAGATTAACTAACGCAGAAACAGGATACTACAAATGCCCCCCGAATCAAGAAAAGCTACCGCAGAAGAATTGGCCTTCCTTAACGGAAAGCCTACAGAGACTCCAGCGCCCAGCGGATTAATCCCTCTTCTTGAGGGAGACCAGATAGCCCAAGAGGGGTGGGCTGATGATCCTGTTATGGTGGGGAGAATGCTTATTGACGGATTTACATGGGGCCTTGCTGACGAGGCAGTGGGGGCCATCAGGGGGGCTATAAACAAGACGATACGACAAGACCCAAGACCCTACCGGGAGATATACACGGAGACTATTAACGGTCTTGAGCAGACTAGGGCGCAGTATGAAGAAAGGAACCCCGCTGCCGCTATCGGCCTCAATGTAGCGGGCAGCATACCTAGCGGAGGAGCCATTAAAAGCGCACTGACCAAAGGCTTTGGGGTGGTCGCCCCTGTTGTAGCGCCCATGATACCAAGTACGCTTAACTTTGGAAGGGCTACCCCGTTGGTTGCCGGGGCAACTGTCATCGCCGCCGAGGGAGCGGTTTCTGGAGTTGGTTACGCGCAGCAAGGAGAGGATTTGGGGCAGGCGGCAATTGATGGCATGACGACCAATCTCATGTTTGGCGCGGCACTGTCTGCCGGAGGCGCAGCCTTTAGAGGAGCCTCAAAGAGGAGGGTGGCAGAGGAGCTTGGAACTGGTGCTGACTTCAAGCCCATCCCGGTAGCGGCCCCAGGCAGTACGCTCTCTAGGGTATACACCAACATACTAGGGAAGACATTCTTCGGCGCAAACCTATTAGAGCAGCAGGTAAATAGATGGCGAGTCCCGCTGGCAAGGAACATACAGGAGCAGTCTGCCGCACTCAAGAACCTTGGGTCAATGTCATCCGTTGAGAGGAGCCTTCAGCAACAGGTTGCCGCTGCGAGGAAGGAGCTAAAGAGCGTGGCGGAAGGAAAGGTTGCTGGGATAACAGAAGATGCCGCCAGTAAGTTTGAGGAGGAGACCGCTAGAATTGTCTCCATCAATGGAGCGAGGGCGACTAGGATTGATGACGCCGTAAATATGCGCGAGAGGATATTCCGCAATAGGGCGGTAGAGTTAAGCCTCCCATCCTCCATGCCTGCCGAGGAGGCGCAGAAAGTCATAACATCTAGCAGGACAATGCAGGAAGCCCTTTCGGCATCGCGGGACGCATTTGAAAAATATGGCTACAAGTACCTTGACGTTACAGCAGACGGCTCTCAGCGCATATTCTCCATTGACCCATCAGAGTTCATGGATGAGATCAAAAAGGGCATATCGGGAAATGCTGAAGAGCTTATTTTGCAGTTTGGTGGAGATACAGGAAAGGCGGCAACCCTTGTGCAGGAGTACCTGGCCGCTGTCGTCAAGGATGGAAAAATCTCCGGGTCTCAGCTTAGTGAAATGAGAAGTACGCTAGGCTCTATGCTAGGGAGCCTGATGGAGCAGGGCGGGGAGGCTGCACAAAGAGGATACGTTATTAAGCACGTTCTGGAGTCGGTAAACCAGAAAATAAGAGGGCAGCTATCTGGAGATGAAGTCAAATTATTTGACGCAGATAACGCAGCCTGGAACTCCAAGATGATACTGGAGAGGGCTGTCGGGGCTGCAAGCGTAGTTGCTGGCAATAGGGGCGCATTTACCCCAAGCCAGTGGCTTGCCGCCACAAGGACTGTAAACCCTAGAAGGCTTTCTGGGGGGCAGGCGATACTTCAAAATGAGGCCGACACTCTGGGTCTTTTGCAGACTAGGCGGGATGATATCATTAAGCAGATAACGGCCCACCAAAACATCAGGCAGAAGCAGGCAGTGGCATCAAGAAAAGCCCTTATTGATAGGGAGTCTCGATCCGTGCAGGCCGAGATGCGGGCAAATTTGGAGAGGCAGGTATCCGGCATTACTCAGGAGGGTGCCGCCGCAACTGCCGATCTGTTAAGCAGGCAACGGGCGCTTGCGGATATGAGCGGGAGGCTGGACTCTATAAACAAGGCGCTGCCGGAGAACTTTTCCGACACAACGCTTACGAATCTAGTGCTTATGGGCGCAACAGGGGCGGCAGGAGGGCTTCCAGGTCTGGTCGCATACCTTGGGGCTGGGGCGGTAGCGGCCACTCCTGGGTTCCAAAGAGCATTGGCTGGGCAGACTGCTGTGCAGGCAGGGATGAGAAACCTAGTTGAAAGGCTACCGACAGAGCAGATTTCGAGTGTGGCCGGAAGGGAAAGCGTCCGGCAGGATCAACAACAGTTCACGTTATCTGAGCAGGACACTGTCGCAAGAATTGGGAACGATGCAGCAAAAGCTGCGGCATATAGAAGGCTTCAGTCTAGCGGGAGCCTAGAGCAGCTTAGGTCTAGGAACTTCTCCGCCTTCAAGTCTTTGCAGGAGGCGTTTAACAGGCAGCAATAAAGAAAAGCCCCATAACGGGGCTTATTCTATTTATTTCGCACAGAATTAAAGGCCAACTCTTTTAGCTAAGGACAGCTTATCTGTCTCCATATAGTAACAGGCGTAGTTTGTGTCGTTCGTTCTTAGAATAACCTTACCAATCTTATGGCCTTTCTGTCTCAGCTCAAATATCCTGGCGCTAAGTCTAAAACTCCCAAACAATCTCAATGCGTCCATAGGAGTTAGGGTATTTCCAGCCTCCAGGTATCTAAGTATCTGATCGTTCTGAGTCATCATGCTCCCCTTTTATAAGTTTTGTTTACTGTAGTTGTGATTCATATTGTTTTATCTGAGCCTTTAAGGTCTTGGTTAAAGCCTCTATCTCTGCCCTGTCGAACTTAGCTGGCTTGCGGGCCAGTGCTTCCAAGTAATCTAAAAAGTCCTCTCCGTACATCTCCACCATGTGCCTTCTATAAGCAGAGACAACCTTGGTATCCCCGTGAGACATCCTGATATTGCATCCCTTGCACTGGGGGTGGATGTTCTCCTCCATTAACTTGACTGACTTATCCCCACGAGAGAAGTAATGCCCTGCGTCTAGCTCCTTCCAATGTTTCTTAACACCACATGAGACACAAGTCACATACCCGTCAAGGTTCTCAGCTATCGCAGCCTTCATCCTTACAACCTTCTGTAGGGCTACAGCACAGGCTTCTACTACTTGGGATATAGTTTTCTTCTTCATGTCCGTCCTTAAGTACCCGCCCCTGTCTGCTCACCCAATTACGACCGTAAAGGGTCAGAGGCGGGAATAGATTAAAAGAAACTGTCAGTTCGCAGCGCCCTTAAAGTTCTATCGCAGCGAGCAATATCCTCTTGGTCAGTCATCCTCCTTCTCTTTTCAATTAACAAAGGAATCCTTGAGGAAGGACGAGAGGCACCGTGGATGCGGAAAACACTGACTGCCTCGCTGCTAGGTTCATAATTTAATTTTATTTCTTTCATATCACCTCTCATTTGCTGGGCAAAGGAACGTGAATGCCCTCTTGTTTTTCTGCCCGTGGAACAGGAACTCTTGGCGGGCGCATCCAATGCGTCCAAGACCCGTTACCAAATTTCCCATTCTTGAACATTATTACTCCAAAGCTCACTGGTTGGTCATCGCGTGAGCCTGCTGGCTTCAAAGCAACAAATACTATATCCCCTTCTTTTGGGAATTGTTTTATTGTTTTTTGCCACTTAGACATATTGAACGCATCCACATTCTGGGAGATGTCTGTGCGGCCTACCCAGCTTTGCTTCCATGATTCTAATTCTGCGGGCAAGCCTAGCTCTTTCTCGATTCATAATCGACATGATAAATCCTTTATCAAACACCGTTCCTTCGATAGGCTTGGCTTCTTTCCAGAACTTGTAATCACTCATTGGCAATATCTCCGAATGAAACATCAAGGGCTTGGCAGATACTCCACAGTGTAGAGGCGCTCATGCTGGGACGGTTAAGCAACCTGTTATAGTTGCCTGAATCCATCCCTATTTTCTGTGCAACCTCCCGCTGGGAGATTCCTTTTTTTGCGTGTGCCTTCTTCACGCATTCCCCAAAGTGCGGAAGACTAGAATGGGATATCGTCATCGAAACTATCTCCTTTGCTGGCTGGCTTGCCAGTTGGCTTTTGAACCTGGTTACTATCCCTCCAAAAAATCTTAACATTTCCCAGTATCGGGCCTTTCTCTCCAGCATCTTTTGCTTCCTTAGAAATATCCTGGGTGACCATGCCGTGATTGCCGTATTTATCTGGCGAATCAATATCAATGAACACAGTGGTATTAAGGTATGTACCCTTTTCGCTCTTGTACAGTAGAGCCTTGTCGATCTTGGTGACATCTATCTTTACTGAAACCCCTATCTTGCTCATGTGTTGCTCCTGAATTTAATTGTTAATAGTTCGATTACTTTTACTGCGTCAATCACGGCACACTCAAGCGCCTTAATAAACTCCTCGTCTCTGAAGACTCTAACGATCAGAGGCTCCATCTTGGGGTGATAGGACATGAAATCCCACCAATCCCTACCTGATATCCACAGGCATCCTTGCACCTGCTGGAAATACTTTATGGGTAAGTCTCCATCCCGAAGATACTCAACGTGAGTATGGGCAGATGGACACTTGATCTCTAAGCCTCCGTTCTCTCCCACCAGGCCATCAGGACTAGCCCCTGCCTGTAGGGTATCGTGCATCAGGAACCCTACTTGTATTACAAGATTCCCCGTCTCCATCTCGTAGCGAAACCTTGCCTCTGGCTCTAGCTCTATACCCCTTGTCATTGGTTCTGTGACATGGAAGATCGTAGGCTCTCCCGTAATCCTCTCAGCGACTAGCTGATTGATATAAGCCTCTGCCTGGGCGGAGGACTTGCCTGTGGTCGTTACTAGTTTGGAGTAGGAGCTGGCACTTGGGATACCTAGTCGAGCCTGTAGCCACTCAGGAGTCCCTTGTTCGCATTCTATGATTCTCATCGCAGACCCAACTTTGCAAGCTCTTTAATGCCAGCACATATCTCACGCTCTTCCTTGCTCAATCCCTCCCACACAGACTTCAGTTCCTCCAAGGTATTCACGTTACCGAATGCCTTGATATGAGCCGCTGTTGGGGGCGGAAGGGTCTCCTGCTGCTTATGCTCGTTAGTGTCAGCATCCTTGGTATCGTCGATAGCAAACAGGCCGTTGAGAGCGTATTTACGAGCGTAACTGGAAGCTGTCCCGGTGATCTGGGAGTCATCCATTCCCTTCTTATCAAGAGACTCTCTAGCGAATGCCGTGGAGGTTCCGATAACGACATCACCCTTT